GCAGGCAGTGCCGCCGTCATTGCCGCTTGCCGCGTCGTTGCCATTGCTGGCGCTGTAGCCCGTTGTACCTCTGGATACGTGCTGGCAACCTGCCCAATCGTTCGCTGTCCTTCCTGCGCAATCTGTCCTAGAGCTTGCAGGTAATTGGCCTGCGCCATAGCCGACTCCGGCCCCGCCAGCATGGCAATATCGCCAGGCGTGGCCTGTCCAGTTGCGACACGCATATAGATTGGCGCCAAGGCCGGGGAAATGTTGTTGGCTTTGAGGAAAACAGCCATCCGACGCTCATCTGGCGTGAGCGCGCCACCACCAGTCCCGGATGGCGCCTCTGTTATTCTCGCCGGCACCATCGGCCCCATTGCCCTCTGTTGGGCCGCCCCGGCCCTTTCGATTGCACCACTCATTGCGCCACGTGTTGCGGCAGCCTCGCCAGCCAACTCGCCCGCAAGAGCGCCCGCCTGTCCTTCCGCGAAAGACGCCATCTCTGCTGGTTCGAGATGGCGCGGTATGCGCGACCTGTACAGGTCAGCCATCTCCTGAACGCCGACAAGCCCCGATGGCGTGAGCTTCTCGGCGGGTTCAGCATACCACTTTGGTAGCCCAAACAGATTTCTTACGAAATCCAGGTAATCCTGGGGGCGCTGTTTAGGCGGAGCGATCTGGGGGCCTGCCGAGGGTTCTTGCTTCTGCGCTGGCCCCTGATGCTTTTGCAGCCATTTCTCGTATGCTTCTTTAGAAACTCCCCGTCTAGCAAGAGCACCACGAACGCCAAATTCTTCTACGGCTGATACTGGAACCTCCACCTGTCTCGTGCCGCTCACCGTAGGAATGTCGTGAAATGTTAGCGTCTCCTTATCAAGAAGGCCGGGGTCCGTCAATGCAACAGTAGGGTCAATTTCTTTGACCGCCTGCAATCTTTTGCTAAGCAGTGCCGACGGCATTTCGCCCAATGGCACTGACTCACCTGCTGGAAGATATCCGGGCATCTTTATTCACCTCGACAATAGAGTAACACCATCACCACCGGCCACGCAGCCAGTCGCCAAAGCTGCGGCGGACCACCCCACCGTTCAGCGGCAGACCAGGCAAGCCAGTCAACTATCACACGCTTGTGCTTCCGGCACCCAGCAACCCCCCAGCGATCCATTCGCCGAGCACGCCTCTTGCATTTGCATGTTGGCGCCGTTCGGACGCCAAAACGTTCCAGCGCCTCAGAAAGCGCCGTGCCTGGTCCGGTTCGAGAATGACGCCCTACGTCCACTGTGAGACAGAAGGTTTCGCTACTTCTATTGTAAACTCCGCGATGTGCGTTTGCACTGGACTCCCCGTGTCATTTCCCTTCACGGCTACCTTTCGGGTATTCCCCTCGCCAGTGTCGATGCTCGTGAGAGTCAAAGTAAACAGGATCGCCCGCCCCGGCCCTGTTTCAACGCCCGCGATCGTCATGGTGCTGCTGTTGGTCTGGACGTCACCCACGGTAAAGTTGTCGTTCCCCAGCGACTCGACGCCGGCCTGCACAGTGGCATCGTCAAGTGTTACGCCTTCCTCAAGCCGATTCTCGAATGTTACGGCGATCAGGCGTTTTTCGCCTTCGTAAAGCAGAGGCAGGGTGTCTTGGTACTTTGTTACGTCCAGGCTCATGCCTCAAACTCCGCGGGTTCGGTGTCAAACTCAACCGACTCCTCGGCCTCACATTGTATCACAGAGTTGGTGCCGGTGGAGCGTGCCACCAGGTCCACTCTCTCCCCCGTCGGCGGGGCGTCGGCGCCAGTCGTGAAAGGCAGCCACAGGCATGTCTCGGTCGCCACTTGTCCCAGCATCATGTCGCTTTCCCCAGCACTTCGGTTCCGTCGCTCGTGACATAAACATCCTGACTGGTAAGGACGGTTTCCTCGTCGTCATCATACACGATCAGCAAGTCGCCTTTCTTGGCAGGCCCAAAGAATCGCTGGTAAAGTTGGGCAATGGCCTCTTTGTAAGTAGTGGCCCGTCCCTGCGGCTTAGTCATCGTGTCCGACAGGATGGCACTGATGGCCGCGTCAAGGTTGCTCAAGTTGTCCAGCAATGCGGCCCTTGCTTCAGTGTAATGGGCCGCCTGCGCGCAACCGCTCACGTAGGCATTCAGCTTAGGAATGTTCGCCTCTACGTTATCGGCTGCGGCCTCGCTCTCGGAAATTGCTCCGACATTGACTTGCTGAACGTTGATCTGTTCCACGGCTATGTCCACCGCCGTGTCATTGGCGTTGTCGCTGGTCAACAGCAGCTCCAAACTGTCCCCCGAAATGTATAGCACGTCCCGCAAGTCAACCACCAAAGTGGTGTCGCCAGGCTGATAGGTCACGCTTTCCGACGGCCCGTAGTAAGCAACCGAGTTCCGCGTCACTTTCCACCTCGCCGTAATTGTGCCGCCGCCGGAATCAAGGCCGCTTAACACCAACTGGTGGTGCAATAGGGCGTGTGTGCCGTTTGGCGCGTAATCGCCAAGGCCGCTCGGCGTAACACCGAAGCTGTACTCGCTGGTAAGATTCGCGGCCGATTGTGTAAAAGAGGATCGCTTATACATCAGGCAAACACCCCTTGAAACAACCGCCCTGTTGTGGGCAGATTCGGCAACCCAGGCAGTAGGCGAACGATTGTTGCTCCATCAGGCATGACAAACTGGCCACCATACCCCGCCGCTCGTACCAATGTCTCAAACAGTCCGTTGTCTCTGTCTCGGTATCCGTCGCCACCACCTGAACCACTAGTATCCATGCCGTTCACGCTGCGGATAAAGTCCCCAGAATAGTCATCGCCCCCATTGTTCGCAGCATAGCACCCAATGGCTGTACTCACGTATGTTCCAGTGCCAGAACTCACGAACCCATGCTGGTCATTGTTCGTTGCACGACAACCAAGAAGCAGCATGTTGAATCCGATGAAGCCGTACACATTTCCGTCTGCGACACAAAAAGCACGTACGGCAAAGTCCCCCGCGCCAGTACCATAGAATCCGTACTGGTTGGCGTAAGCTAGGCAGCAAGCCACGCCAGCGAACCAAGCGAAACCGTTGGCTGCGTTGTGATCCGCGACGCTGCACATAGCCGTGGCTTGCCCATAGGAACGCAAACCGCTTGCGCCGTTGTGATCGCCGCGACAGTAAGCAAGCGCATTGTAGTAGCCCTTGTATCCTGTTGAAGTGTCCCGATTGTAGTAGCCCTCCGCGCCATTGTAACAGAATCGGCAGTTGAACCAGTGGTTGGCATAGCCGTGGGCACCTGTTCCAGGAAGCACACCACAATCGGTCGCGTTGCGAAACTCCAGGTTGCGAAAGTGCCAATGCCATCCCTGATAGTACAAACAAGTCTTCGCTGTGTTATCGGCGTCGAGTCGCGCACGGGTCCCGTCTTCGACGCCTTGCCCCAAGCTGCTGTCCCAGCGATAGCCTCTAAGCGTTCGGCGAACGTCGCTGCCATAGGGCAACTGAATAGGAGCCGAAAGTGTGATGCCAGGTGCAGAATCGGGGTCCACAGCGATGTTCACGTAAGAGTCAGCGTCGTTTTGGACTGCGTTGACCGCATCTTGCAGCCGGGTCTCGGACAGCGGCCAGGCACCCCCCCAGCTCAAACCATCGTTCGCGTCATTGCCGTCAGGTGTCAGATAATAGTCAGCCATCGCTTCATCCCGACGCTTTCACGAAACCATTGGAATCCCTCCATAGTGCGCCCACTGATCCAGGATCACTGGCTGGAAGGTTTGGCAAAATTACCCTTTGGTTTGAGTCGTGGCCAATGACAGCGACGAAGCCGTCGTAGTTGTCGGTTAAGTCACATGCCACCCGGCTTCCGTACACCGCAACACCTTGAACCGAGGAGCCTGCGTCATGTACAAACAGACGGTTCAATCCGCTCGTTGCATATCCACCAACAACGCACAATCCGTAGCATTTCCTCAGCAGGATACCGTAGTGCCCACCGGCCACGCTGCCGCCGCCATTCTGGAAATACACGCCGGCAAGTGTAACACCCACCACATCGCCCTGCGTGCCAATCTTGAACAGATAAGTCGGCCCAGGATCGTTTGCGTAGATCGTCTCCATGTAAGTGCCATGGCAACTGAAGTTGTACGCCTGAGCCAATTCAACGGCAACCAAGTTGGCCTCAATGTCGCCTCCCAGTAGCCGAACACCTGTACTTGGCGCCGACGGACCAACCACCATACCTCTTTCGCAACGGTACAGGATTCCTCCGTAAATTGCAGTGCCGTGTGCCTTGTTCAAAACCAGGCCGTCTTGGCAAAACTGGCACACGACATGTTCCAGGTGCCACCCGTGGCTTGGCTTGGCCCCGTCGCCAAAACGTATCCCCTCGGCCGCGTAACCTCCATATCCGCCGCCGTTATACGCACTTACCATTGTGTGACGCAACACACCCCACGTTGAATTGTTGACCAAGATTACGGGGTGAGATGTCGCCACCTTCTGTTCAATCCTGATGCCATCAATTCCGCATCCACGTGACACATTACCATTAGGATCGCCAATCGTTACCACAGGAGCACTGTCAACATAGCTCTCCAAAAACACTGCTGTTGGCTCTATGGGGGCCGCATCCACGTGCGACAACGATGGCAGTCCGCGGAGAGTTACGCGCGACCTCGTGCCGTAATCAATAGGCGTGTAAATCGGAGATGATCCAGACGGCACATACACGACTCCACCAGTAACTGGCAGATCGGCGATCGCGGCGTTGATCTGTGCGCCCAAGTCGTTGCCCGGAAAGTCGGTTGCGAATCGCCATTCGCTAACCGGATTGGGCATCGCTCTCAAGAGCGCATTCCTGGCCATGACTCAAGCCTCCTGCATCCACTTGTTCAGAAGATGGCAAGGCGTCGTGCGGCCGCCTGCCCTCACCCCGAGCCCTATTACCGTGGCGACGGCGTCCACGAACTCAGAGCAGTGCATCCATCCCGTCAGGCGGAACAGGTAATTGAGGAACAGGCCGTATCTCAAACCGCTGTAATCAACCAACCAATCTGCCAGTCCTCTGGCCATGCCCTTAATTTCGCCCGGTATTTCACACGGCGGCACAATCCATTTGTGATCAATCCCGCCCCAGTACTTGGCCCACGGTAACGATTCCCAGTGCGGCACCACAACAGAGCAGTATTCTCTCCATGAATGTCGTTGCGGGCCACTCTTGAGAAACGGCTTGCCGATCTTCGGGTGGCTGTGATAGACATAGGGTCGCCCACCGTAGTTGACCCTCAGCACTACATGCGTGTACGGACAACCACCCCACCACGCTATGAACTTGTCAACCACGACCGGAACCATATGGCGCATGACGCCAAGGCTAAACTCTGGCGGTGGTTCGACCTCAAACGTATTGTGTGGCACCAATTGTCTCCGCATACTGAACCCTCAGCCTGCGCGCAGGATTTGACGCAACAAGCACCGCCTTGCTTCTTTCTTCAACCGGCGGTGCCACCGGCGGCTAAGCCACACTTCGGTTCCGCGGTACATTAGCCGCACTTGCTTGCCGACCATGACAACTCGGAACTCTTTGTCTCGGTGCTTCAACCCACCATACACCGGATGCCAGTCCATATAAGCATCGCGCAGAGAACCAACCACTGCCTTCGCCACGGCATCAGACAACTTCGACGGGCACGGCAGCCGCCGGCCGACAGCCAGCCAAATCGCCAACATGTCACCGTCCTTTCTGCTTGATGGGTTCCCCCGTCTTATACACCTGTTTGGTCTGCTTCTGGCATATGCGAATGGCACTCACCTTCCCCATGCCACGACTAACAAGATGCATAACACAGCGATGAACTCGCGTCCCTTTAGGCATCGGTTGGCCTCCAAACACCGATTTTCCAGAGAATCCACAACATGACCCACAAGAAAAACTCGCGCCACTGCCGTGGCGTACGCCGCAATCGCCTGGGCACTCGTTTCATCACACCACCTTCAAGGTTCCACCGTCATTCCATATCGCACCAGATACGGCCGGTGCCGATGTCGGCAAATTCTTGAACCGGATGTACGTTGACGCAGTAGGGGGTGCCAGCAACCAATGATTGCTGCCACATCCGGCAATCATTTCTACGCCGCCCTCGTTGTCACAAAAAGTCGTGCCGTCATGCAATACCCCCATTGCCTTGACGCCACCCACGCCGCTTCCGGCCAAACTTAGAAACGTAGGCCAATTGCTATCCGCTTCGCCGCCGACTACCATCATGCCGTCCAGATTGTCCGCCCTGATAGCCGCCACATTCAGAACTGCGGGGTCCGACGCCCAGCAGCACCCCATCAAAGTGATGTTGCGACACTGGGCAGACTGGCCAACACGAATTCCGTAGCCATCGCCAACGGATTCGTGCCGCCCTTCGATTCGCAAACCAACGACGGTTACGTTGTCAGAACCATCTACATCTAGCCCGGCGTCCCTGTTGTCATGGCACGTACCCCCCAATACTACCACGTCGTCACAATAATCGCCAACAGCAATACCACTATGACACCTGGCAGTGCGGCAGTAAGCTACCTCGCAACGCCTAGAGTTCACGACTTTGATGCCGTCGCCAGCCGCCACTACTTCGCATCGTTCCAACGTCCACTCATCACAAGCGTTTGAGATGTCCCCAACCTGAATGCCGGTCCCCAAGTAAGCCGGGTATCCGCTAGCATCGCGTCCTTGGACTGCCACATCTCGTATGCTGCCACGTACCGACTTGGCGATTTTCACCGCCGGATATGCCGTGGTCGATATCTGGTCGATGACCACCCCCCACAACCCACAACCAATAGTGGCAGTGCCTCCAGAAGAACCTATCGTTACCACTGGTGCCGTCGTGATTGTCGAGCGAAGGATCGTCGGTGCTGCCGACCCATCTGAACCCAACATAGCACGAGCCGAAAACCCGGAGGCAGCCACGAGAACATTATCCCTGGTGCCGTACTCAATTGGCGTGCTGATGCTATAATCACCGGCAGGCAACCATACGACACCGCCACTGCTCGGCAAGTCCGCAATGGCGGCGTTGATCTTGGCGCCCATGTCAGAGCCCGCGAACTCGTCAGCATACCGCCAATCGGTCAATACCGTCATGGCTCAGGGCCTCTCTCTTTCGATTGCCGCGATTGCTTCGGTCAGCTTTTGCGTATGGTCTCGGCAGTGTTGGGTAATTTCGGCCAGCCTGGTAAGAGTCTCCACTAACTCTTTGCTGTCGGCGTGACGCGATTCCTCCCACCTGCCCATCTGTGCCCGCATCGCGTCCAGGGCCAGCTTCACAGATTCACCAAGCTCAGAAATCGCCCTGTTCTGGGCGGGCAACACCTTGATTAAAAGCACCAAGCACACCAATCCAAGTAGAGCCATTCCGCTAGCCTGCAAGATGGTGTCGTACAACGGAATACCTGTCCCTTGGGCTAGCACCAACATCCCGGTTGCCGCTCCTACGCCTATTGACAATGCCATTGTGACCGTACCATTCATGCGTTACTCCAGCGCTAGCGTCCACACACGGATAGCATAAGCACCGTAAGCAAACTGAATCCGTGAGCTATGAAGCACTCCGAATCCGTCACGGCCCCATTCTTTGCCCCACGAATTCTTGAACTCCAGCGTGGTTTGGCTGAGCAACTGGGTCGCAAATACGGCGTGTGAGTCGTAGCCGAAATAGACGGGCCACCCATACAGCAAAGCCGATCCAAACTCCGCCCAGTCTCGCACTTCGTAGAACTCTTGCAGGCGATACTTGGCGGCCTCGCGTATCGCCTCAGCCGACGGCTCTTGGCGATAGCCTCTTTCCCTGGGCCACATGCTTTCTGGTGTAATGCCGATTGCTCTGGCGTACCGCAAATTGGATTGCAGGGTACTGCCATGATCCACGCCACCACCAGAGTAATGATAGAGCCCCCACGGGTTCAGCATTACATCCGGTTGACCCTGAAACCGCCGAACCGTCAGGCATGTTCCCGTCAGAGATTCGGCCGCACAAGAGCCGACGCCGTCTTGGTCCAAGGTGAACCACACAAACTTCTCTACGTCAACCTTGTTGCTTTCGAGATACCGGCCCCATTGGTCAACGGGAATCACTGGGACTACTTCTTTTAGCCGGCACAGCTTGAGATTGGTGCGCAGTTCCGCAGGATCACCCGGCAACAGCCCCTTGCTCTTGCCAACAGGCGGATTGTCGAGCATGTCCCGCCCCAAGAAGTCCAGCTCGTCTTCAAGAGAATCGTCAAGATGCCGCTCATCGAACGGCCGAGCTAAATACTGCTCGCGCAGCTCAATGAGCCTCCTTGACCTTGAGTCCAGGCTATTCATCGTAAACCTCCCTCACTTTCGTGGCAAACTTCACGGCGTCCGGCGGTACCACAAAGTGCCCTTTCAGTCGTTTGGCCTTCACCACAAACGCGTGCGGCATACCCTCAGCTACCGCAATATCAACCAGCCGAGCAAGCCACTCTGGCTGCTCGTCTGTTGCGTCCACGATGTCCTTGTCAAACACGTACAAGTTGCCGCCAAGGACACCGCGTGCCTCGTCTGAATAGAGCACCAGTACATGCTCGTAGCTGACGCTGCTCGATTCGTAGATGATGAGCGCGCTGTCTGGCAGAGGAATCTCGGCGGGCGTCGGTTCGGGTTCCGGCGGCGGACAGCCGACAAATAGCCCGCAGGTCGCCAGCACCCAAAGTGCGAGCGCGATTCTAAAAGGTTTGGGTCGCATCATTCGCCTCCTTCACCACTCAGCAGAAGTTCCAGGATACGACGAAAAGCTTCACTTTCCACGAGGGCAGCAAGAGCCTTCGCCACGGCGTCGTCGATCTTGTTGCCGGTCAACTCAGCAACAGCCTCGACCAGTGCCACTACGGCCTTGGCGAGTTTGGCCGCTTGCTCAGGCGTCAAGTTCAGATTGTCGGTCATTGTGCTTCTCCTTACAAACCAAGGTACACGAAAGTTGCCGATCCCCCCAGAAGCGTAGCAAAGTTCTGGGAATCACAGTACACGTTCCCATCAGCAACGAATTGTACGCCAGTGTCGGCTACCAGTTCCACCACCGCTGCTGCCGACCCCGAAACAATGGGGTGCCCGTGCTGGATGACCTGACTTCTCGGCACGCAGGCCATAAACTGCAACCCCTCAAGCTCCACGCCCCCATGAAGCACCGTAGCCTCCACGGGATGCACCCAATCCCGAAGCCACTTGTCTTCGTAATCGTCACCCCCGGAATCTTTCTTCTCCTCTGTAATATATCCGTCGTTGGCCATTTGCCCCAAGCCAAATCTCGCCTCCCAAGCCACCAGATAGCTGCCCCCCTTTCGGACTACCACAGTCCCGGTGTCCACATTCTCGGCAATTGCTGGCTGCCATTCCACGGCGTCGCCACGCCCCTGCCAATAACTGAACATGACCCGTGCATTCGTGCCACTAGTCAAACCGCTGACAACCCCACCACCACTGCCAAATAGCACTGGAGAGGTAAGCCTCACGTAATCCAGCATGAAAGGTTCGACAAGCTTCCAACTCGCCGTGGCACTGTTCCACCTGTAAATGTGCCCCGTTCCGCCGAATACTGGGGCGTCGTCGACGGGTACAGCAGTTGAATACTGCCCAGTGCGTTGCAGCACATCATCGTAGGGCCTCAAGGCGTACCACCCTTCGGTGGGTTCAGCAAGCATCATGCGATACACCCACGTGGCAGTAGGTGGCGCCAAGATAACCGGGTCAATCAGAAGCCTTTCACCGTCATGTTCCTCGACGTGTCCGTAGATGAGTGAGGCGCAAACTTCGTAGATCGGGCCAACCAACAGCCATCTGCCACCGAGATTTGCCAGTTGCACGATGGTTCCAGGCGGAACCCATCGTGCCGGGAATCTGCCTTTCGGGATGGCTGCGTCGGGGGCCACTTTGGCCGCAAAAGCCCCATCAATATCAGTCCTGTTCGGCAATTCAGGTGCCCAGACAGTTACCCCCCCACTGATGATCCCGGGGTCCAAGTAGCTCACCATCTCGACGGGATACACAAGACCCGTATCCCTTGTGGTGTCCATCGCCTGTTCTAGCGTGGGATAGTTGAACGTGTTGACCGTCCGGCCAATAGCACTAGAAAGCGCCGGTGAAGTTGGAACCTCAAGGTACGCAGAGGTGACTTCCCGCGACCGATGATCGGCCAGTGCTGCCTCATGGGCAAGCAGAGTTTCCCGAATTGTCTCGTTGATCCCTTGCATGGCTATCCCGCAGGCAAGAGAATCCTCAAATCGGCCGTCGGCACCAAGCTCACCTTGCGAAACCTTGACCACGCGTGTGCACTGTCGCCAGCGTACAAGTCGTCATATTGCCCCAAAAACGGATTCCAGACCGTACCGAACGGTTGGCTGCTTAGCAGGAATGACAGGGACACTTCGTACCGCGACACCGTGCCAAGTTGCCACCGCCGCTCAACCCTCGGCCCCAAATATAGCAACCTCCTTTGGGCTACCACCAAACCACCCAAAATGGTAACAGGCGTGGCGTTGCACGCTCCAGTCAGAGAAAAGATCGCGCCGCCAATCGTCGTCAGCTTGGCGATTCTGACGGTATAGCTGGCGTTGCTTACGACCAGTTTGGGGATGGTATCGGTCCCCAACCCCACCATCTTGTCTATCTTCGTTCGGAATAAGGCACCGTCCATCTCCTCGGCCGCCGTCCGCATGAACAGCCCCCCGCCCGGAACTGGTGCCACAGAAGGCCTGGGAACAAGCAACTCCTGATAATACGCGCCCAATGCCTGTGACCACACAAACTCCTCGTACGTGATTTCCAGCAGCCAGCGGCGATAGGTCCCGTCTGGGCAATGTGTGCCAATTGGGTTCAAGGACACTCGCACCGGCAACATCCCCTCCCACTCTGTATTAACCAGAGTGTTCAGTTCGCTGCTCGGCGTGTAGCCGGTACTGAATAGCTCATCCTGGGGGACTTCAAATGTGCGTACCGCGCTCTTGGACGGATGCCAAGGCGTGCTGATGCCTTGGTTCGCTAGGTAAACGAATCTTGGAGACCCGGCTACTTCGTGGTCCGTTATCGCCATTTCACGTTCCCTGCGTTGACTTCCTCGGCCAATTCGAGCACATCTGGGTCTGTCCCACGAACCTCCAACCTGCCGTCCATGCGGTTAGACACCACAACACTCTTTGCTGCCGCCAACCGTCGCTCTAACTCATCGACCCGGCGTCTCAATAAATCCAGCTCGGCAGCAAGGGCGGCAAGATCGTCAGCCATAGACCCGTACCCCGTTGACCGTTACTTGTCCGGTGTAATTGCCAGCAGAATCCGTCTCATCGAATATCAACCTGGCAGCATATCGGCACCTGCGGCCACGAGTGGCAGTGTAACTCATCGTCTGTGGCACCCAGTTCGCCACCTCAACCAACTTGGTGGCACCACGCGTCAGCCCGATCTTGCACCTGCCGAGCAGGGAATCTGCGTCGTTGATGCTATCAGCTTCCAGCACCACGTTGGCTGCGCCACCCAGGGGCGAGCACACCCACGTAACCTCATCTCTGGCAACGATCCACATCGGGCGCCTGCCCATCTGAATGTTTACCTTCACCACGCTGCCCAACTGGGCACCGTTCACCTGGCAGGCCGCCCCTTCCACTGATTCCAACCTTGGTGTGTCAACCTCGTTGATCCCGGTCGGCTCATTTGTTCTTGCCAACGAAGGCACACTGCACACCCACCGCCACACCGCGGCTTGGTTCTCCCAGTCGTACCCCTGTTCCCACTCAGACAGCACTCCAGTGCCAAACCACCACGGACTGGCATCACTCGTATGCTTGTCTTCGCAAAGCCACAAGGCCACAGCCTGCCCCGGAGCGCAACTCAGAGGCAATAAGCCCACACCTTGCAAAAGCACGGTGATGTATGACTTTGCACACCCCATAACAATAGCCGCCCCCTTACCGATGGCCGAAAACGACGCGGATGGCGTAAGTTGCCATACGCGCATGATCCCAACCGATACGGCATTCGACAGCCGGTATTTTGTCGTGCCGCCGTCCAGGGAAACGATTGCGTCTCGAAAATCGCCATACAGTCCCGCCATTGTTGTGCCTAGATGCTGGCCTCGCTGTACAAGGCGTCCCTCCGAAAACGAAACCTCACGCCTATGTCGAGGGCCACCGCCCATCCAGCCGGTAAACCATCACGCCGCAGTTGGCCGCCAATCACTTCACTGCCAGACACAACAGGATTGCCGTTCCAGGTGTAATTCCGCAGCTTTTCACCAAGGGTACTGCCGACGGCCAAGATGGCCCACAACACGTCTAAGGCACTCAACTGCTTGTCGTGCCCGCCGAACACCACCACGGAATACTTGACACGCATATCAGAATCGGCTACCGTCCCGTACGGCTCAAAGGTCACTTCGTTCACCAGAACAGCAACCGCGGGTGCGATTGCCTCAGTACGCAGTTCTTCGGCGTATGCCTTGGACGCCGTCGGGTCCAGCCAATGTTTCAGTCGGCCGCGTGTACTGACAAGTGCGCTGAACGCACTGGAATCTTCCAGTTCGGCCCAAATCAGATTCCATACTCCTTTGATGGCATTGGTCATTTCTTCACCAATCCCACGTCAAGAGTGCCGTTGCGAATCCCCTGAATAACCTCCCATGCCCACTTCTTTTTGAACAGCATTCGATGTACGGGCTCGCCTGTCTTGGGATCAATGTCGCTACTGCCCCTTGCCTCGTACAACCATACAGCCGCTAGCGTGGCCGAAACCTCGGTAATGAGCGTCGGCGTCGAACTGCTTTCATCTTGCAGCGGAACCTTGTACCATGTGTTCCGCATGGCTGCGTCGATCTGTGCATCAGCTATCGTGATAGCGTATTCAATACGTTGCTCGACAGTCAGCCCGCCGCCCACATCCGCCCACTTGTCGGCGTTGTCGCCGACAATCTTGCGCACATCGCTGACGGTGCTATACGCCATCATTGACTCTCCGAATAGAGAACCACAGTAGATTGCCCCCCAGGCAATACCTGCAACTTCTGACCTTCCGCCAACAGTCGGTCCTGCCGCCGGGCCTCAGCCAGCGCTGTTCTGAGCCGCACATCAAGCTGCCGGCGGATAGTGTCTTTCACAGCGACCGACATTCCCACGTTCTGAGCAACCGCGGCGGCGTAGACAGGCCACAAAAAGTCCAGGTCCATCCAGCTCGACAACAGCAACTTCCGGGCGTCCGCCCAAGACGGTGGTGATGGCGTGACAATCGCCACGGTAGAGTCGCCACTGTCAATGGCCTCAATCATGCACTCATGATACGGCTGCTCTACGGCATACAAGCCGCCAGGAGCCTGTGTGGCTGTCCCGATACGCAACACGCACCCCACGGCATCGGACGGCCAGTCCACCGCCTGCGAACCATCCCACAGCTGAACCTTCGACTGGCTGTCATATTTCACATATTTGTCAGCCAAATCTGATTCAAATCCCGTTCTTACGGGGGGGCGATAGCTGCGGGTGTAGATTACCTCCAGCGTGCCACTAGTCTGTGGATAAGGATACACCCCCAACCGTCGCCATTCGGGAAAGGCGCGATGTGACCCCACCATAAAGTAAAGCGGTGTGCCGATGGGCGTGTATTGCAAAGTCTGCTCGATTGTCTTTGCGTCATGCACACCAACAAGCACGTTGCCGTTCCAGGTGACAGAATGCACATTGCTGATGGGGTGCGCGGTAGCGTACCATCCTTTCGCTACCGTCACTTGGGCGTTAGACTGATCCGAACCGAATAGGTCGGACTCCAGCTTTATCGTGTCACCGGTATTCCATGTGATGCGCGCATCGTTTGTGCCAGCCACAGCCACCTGTCCAGCCGCCCACGTGGGCCACGTGCCAGTTCCTAGCGTGGCCAATCTGTCGGCTGCCGTATATGTGACGCCGGTTTTCGTAACAGCGTCCGGTGTCACAATCTTTTCTCGCATCTTGAGGGAACGCCAGGTAAGGCTGAACACAAAGTTCAATGCGTTCATCGTGGCTTGCCTAAGCTGTTCGTTGTGCAAAGACAAGCCTAGCCTTTGCGCAGCCAGTGATGCCTCAAGCAGCGCGTCGTGCCACGTTGTCAGTCTTCGTTCCATATCTCGTCTCCACTGGTTTCTGGCACATCGTCACCGCTCAGCTGCTGGCGGATTTTCTCGCGGGCTTCGGCCCTTTCGTCATCGGACATCGGGCCAACTTCATGTTCCAGTCGTTCCAAGTGACGATCCACAATGTCATCAGCCACTTGATACTTCCTCGACGGTTCTCGGTCGGCGAATTGCGGTGGCGTGAAGTCCACGATTCCCCTCGCTTCTGCTTGATCTTCTTCGAGTATCCGGCGAATCTCGCTGCGGCTACTCACCACAGCGCGCTTGTCGCCGGGAAACCTTGCCAAACCGGGAATGTATGTGCCGCCCTGAAACAGCTGTTTGTCCGTTGGGGCGATGTTCACCAAAAACTTCTTGGAACGAAGATCGCGCCGTCGTCTTGCAATAAACGCTCGATCTCTCATCGTCACATGCTCTCCGTACGAGTACGTGCGCCTCTCTGCTGCGTTTGTTGCCGAGCAGCAGATTGGGCTTGCTGCTGAGCCAGTCTGGCCTGTACTTCGTCAGGCGTCAGCATGAACTCACTAAGATCGACATCCAGGATTCGTCCGAGCATTTCCACGATTTTGTTAAAGGGCCGGACGTTGCCAGTCTGGTACGCCTCCTGCAAGGCTAGGGTTCCGTACATCTGGGCAACAGCCTGGGCAACCTGCGACATATAGGCCGGGTCATGCCGCCTGCCGCTGCCCGTTGCTACGCTGTATTCGTACTCCGACACCGCCAGCAAAGGGTCGTCTGTGTTGATCTGCTCGATCCAAATCCTAGTCAACGGGCCAGCAGGAATCTCGCCAACTTCGCCGACGGGCAAAGGTTCGCCAACCAAAGGCGCGATGGTATCCGCGCCAACATACAATCGCGTCAGAATGCCTTCCTTGCGAGATACCCTCGACATCCATTTCTCCACTGTGTCCGCCATATCCTTTGGGCGGGTAGAAAGGTGTGCCTCCCGTCTCCTGGACTCGAAAGCACTGCGTGGCTCAGTCTCACCGGGCAGTCCGTACATCATCGGGTCCAGCATGACCGCCTGTTCAAAAGCCCGATTGATGATTTGCAGGACGGTCAGGATTTCTGGCTTCATCGGCGGAATCTCAATCGGAACAATGGCCTTTGCCATGTCCACGATCTGATCCTCGTCAACATACACAACCTCTACATCCCGGATACTCTCCTGCATCGTGTCAAGATCAATCTGCAATCCTCGCGGCGCAGCCACGATTACCTTGGCGTCCCACCGCACCCTCGACATGATATACCCATAGAGATGGTCCAGGAACGCCAAAAACGGAATGCCTGGTTCCAGCGGCGATCGCGCCCAAGGATTGTCCGCACAAGGGTAGAAGTCCAGGAAAGTCACAGGCCACGGATCGGTCACGTCGCCGTAAAGAGGCAAAGGCCACTCCAAAGCTTGGCGAAACTCCCCCTCGGTCTTCAAGTTCATGTCTGGCCGCAAGTTCAGTGGATACTCGACGCCATCGGCTATCGCGAGCCAGCAAAACTGCCCCATTGACTCTAGGGCTGTCCACAGTTCGCCAAGGTCTTCGTCTTCCGGCCCCGCCAGCACATGACCAATTCCAATGCGTGAGTAAATCTCGTAGTATTCGACGATCTCGGTCTCGTGTGCCCGCCTGTCCTCTGGGTCCAAGGAATCCGCTAAACTCTCAAGCACGGCGTCCGGTAGTCCCAAACGCGCTTGTGCCTGCCACTTCGGCATCCGGCGGCGGCGGATAATGTACCCTGCATCCCTTAACAGCTGAGCGTCGGGATCAATCAACAGATTGCGCCACGAATCAAAGCTGCTGGTGACGAGCGTACGATTGCCGGCGTCAATGACCTCCGACCACAACATCCCGCGCCCATAAAGCAAGGCTTCCTGAACGGCCATCCGGGCTTCATACGTAAGGTCCGTCTCCTGTACGGTGTAATTCAGGTAAACCTCAAGCATCCACGCCGCTATGTCACGAACGGTCCGAAGTCCGCTAGGGTCCGACGCTCCCGCCTCTACCAATCTGGCAGGAATATGCTGCAAGCGAGGCATGACCACGCGCCGCGGAATCTTGGTAAGAACCGTCGGCACCATAAGGGCAAGAAACTCGTGAATCTTGTTCAGCTTGGGTTTGTAGAACGTATCAATTTCGGGCCAGGACGCCTCGCCCTCCACCAAGTCGTTCTCGCTGACAAGGTACACATCTTTGTACGAACGATTGTAGAGGATGTCGATTGTCCGCGCGACCTCGCCAAAGTAATAGTCGCGGGCCTTTTTGGCATTCTCAATTCTCTCCAGCCACTTCTTCACTATCTGATTGTACCACGGCATCGTTTGCTCCTTCGGTGGCAGGCACTAGCCCTTCTTGCGGCAAACCGGATCGCTCCCTGAGAACGTCCGCCAGCGTGTCCTTCCCAAGTTCAACGCAGAGACGAAACACCGTGTCAAGCAATACACCAACCCGATCATCATTGGCCGCCAGATACCTCAACAGCATTACATAGATACGCCGCTGGAAATAGCCGCGCTCCCATGACCGAGTTAGCCGAAACACGCCGCGTTCTTGCATGTCTCGCCGCCGCAGAAGGCGCTGGTGCTCCTTGATTCGCGGATCATCCTCGTGCCACAGACCGTGCATCTCGGCCAGCCTTGGCCCAGGCAAAGCCACAAGGGCGTCAATCGAATCGGTGCCAACCCTCGTCACCCATCCCAGCATCCATTCCGGCGCACCCGCATACCGTGCCACTGCTACGGTGTCGCCAATATCCAACAGCCCACAAATGTACCGTGGTTTGGGTCGATACAATCGCAGGTCAACCAACTGTGAGACCTGGGATTTCAATGTGTCCATGATGGCGTTTACTACGTCTGCGTCGCTGATAGTCTTCCCAGACTGCATAGCTCTCCCTTTCCTTCTTCGCGCTAATGCGGTCCACGTAACGTGGGTTGACGGCCGCAAGGTATTCCAGGCAATCCAGCAAGTCAGTCCGTTCCGACTTGCGCTTGTTCGGGTGCTTTGGGTCAGTCCGCACTGTTGATAACTGTCTTTCCAGGTCAGGCAACGTGCCTTTGAAAATCTTGAGCTTCGGCGTGCCAGCGAACGGCCCCGTTTCCCGAATCGACATCATTTGCCGCAACAGGTTTTGCCTCGCCGCAACATCGTTCGTGCCAGGCAAAAAACCATGTAGTGGACCTCGTGTGGCAACCTCTACATTGTATTCTTCCAGTGCTCGCCAATACTCGCTGGCAATCGTGCGACCATAGCCCATCGGCGTTTGCCTGCCGGCCGCGCAGTCAATCACAATTGCCTCGATGGTCCGGCCGTTGGTCATTCGCTTGACGGCAGCCGCCCACTCGCGGGCGTCGCTCTGCCTTAACACACACCCATCATAAACCCAAAGGTGCTTGTCGTCAGGGTCCACCGCCGCCAGCAGAGTGCCGCAATATTGCGTGCCGGGGTCCACAGCACAATAAACCGTCCAGTGCTCTGGAATCTCGAATGGTTCTACACCATGGACCGTCTGAGGGTCAAACCGCGGGTATATCCGCCACCCCTCAATTGAATGTTCGCCCAGGATACGAACGCGATATTCTTCTTCCGTTAGCATTGAAGCAAAGAGGCGCTTTTCTTCGTCTGTCACAAACGGGTTCCCCTCTAGCTTCATCTCTGTGATGGCAATGGCCTCGTCACCCAACCGGCCACGCTGCATCATCTCCCACAGCTGAATGTTGAAGCTTTGGGGGGTAGCCGTCCATACAGCCACAGACTTGTATCGCGGGCGCCCGAAGTCCAGAATGCCGCGCACCAACTCGTAATAGAATTGATCGTTGTAGATCGCCTCGTCAATCCAGCCGAAGTTATAGTGCCCGCCCTGCGGGGGGCGCCCAAGGCTACTATGGAACGAAATCCGCCAGCCGTCAGTCTCGACTACCTTGGGCACCCCCCTTTGACGGTCCTCGTATTTGATAGATTTGATGGCCCGCTTGGGAAGCAATGGTTCCGCCGCCACCCACTTATCCCTCTGCTCTGCGTCTTCTGGGTCCAAAGTCATAGTTACGGGGTCCCACCGCACAGCCCTCATTCGACCCAGCTTCTTGTCGTAGACGCACCAGAAGGCCCCAGGCTCACTGAGCTTCCGCCATAGCTCGGCAATGTGTTCGGTATCCAGCCCGATCACGATAGCACGACCTTCGCGCGGATACTTGCCGTAGGGGTCCATGCCGCGGATGGCCCGGCAGAACTCGACCGCCCCAACTAACGTCTTACCTGAGCGGTTCGGTCCCACCACCAAACGCCACTTCGCCCTCTGCTTGTGAAATTCCACCGCCCAAGGAAACGGGCGGTACAGCTTCAGGGCGTCCCTGCGGCGCTTCAACACCTCTTTCAGGATCGCCAGTCTCGTCTTGTCTGTCGCCATCGCTCTCCACAATCCCCGCCTCTTTCGCCAGCATTTGCAGTTCCTCGTCAGACAGACTACTCAGATCGTCGATTTCGTCAATCCTAGAAAGTGCTGTGAGGATCGCGCTCTCCAGGCGAATCCGCGGATTCGATCCGGGCTTGCACGCTTGCATGTCTTCGAGCATCATGCGGGCAAATGCTGCTGGCCCGCCGCATTGCTCAATGAATGCCTTGCATACCGTTCCAAGGCTGATGGTGCCAACACCGGCCTTCACTTCCGTAGCCAGTGCGGCAAAGAGTTCACTCTTTGATTGCTTTCCAGCTTTTCGGCGTGTACCACCAGCCGTTTTTCGTTTCTTGGCTTGTTGTTTGTCTGCCATTCTAGCGTTCGTAACCTCCCGCGTCCCGTGACCACATCACCAATTTTCAGCCTGCTCATCAGGGCAACTAGCTCGCCAGTGGCATATACATATAGCACTTCTGGCTGAGTGGGGCCGACTTGCAACACTACATGCCCCGCTGGCACCTTCTGCCGAAACGGCCTCGCAAACTCCGGCGGTGCCACCACTACGCCAGTAAACTCCACGGTGACACCAAGCCCCTTGACCTCTTGTATATCATCAGGCCGAAAGACGGCCCTAGACAAGCCCAAAGTCATCACCTGCAATCCTCACGTACATACCCGTTGCGTCATCGTCGGGCAAAGCCTCTGCTACTGCGCACACACGGTCACCACTGCTGGCCACTTTGGACACTCCACCCACTGACGTATCAGTCCCGTCGCCGAACGTCAACTCATTGTCAGACGACAAGAAATTGTACGCAGCAAACTTCGTCCATGCCGCTGAGCGTTGCACCTTGCTCAGCCGGAACTCACCCACTTCACCCATTGCAGTGTTCGACTCGCCTGAGTCACCGATGTATAGCTGGTCCAATGAGTCTTGAGCGCCCGTCGTGGTGCCTGAAACGTCTTTTGCTACACCGTCCAATTCCAGCCTACTGTTGTTAATGTCCGAATCATTGCCACCTGGAATCGAAACGACCAGATAGTGATAATCGGTGTCCTCAATCTCGTTCAGCACGTCTACGTTCCATGACCGCTGCGAGAGCCCCAAGATCAAATCCACTGTCTCAACGCCATACGAGAGGTACGCCGTCCCACCAGTATTCAAGCTGAATGCAATCGGGCCGCTGTCGCCGACGCCCGGCGTGGCAAACAACCACTCGACAGTCCATGCCGTCACGTTGGTAAGAGGATCGCACGCGATGCAGCCATCAAATGCCCCTAATGCGTTAAAGAATTGCCCTTTGCCCACCAATGAATCGATCTCTTGACTCTGCTTCCCAGACTTGGCGCCATCCATCCCCACTGTAGCCGCTACCTTCGAGCTGTCGCCAGGCTTATCGGCCATATGGGACACCCACAGATAGTCAGAGTCCCACACGCTGGCCGCATTTTCCAGTCCTTGCAACGCGGGTGGTCCATACTTCATCAAAAGTAGAGTGCCACTCGTGGATATGCTCGGTACTTGAACGAAAAAGGCACCGCTGGCGGCGCCATCACTGATACTGAATGAGACTTTTTCGTGAGGCAGCGGTGTATCAGTATCCGTGATGGCATAAAAGCAAATGTCTGAGCCATCCGGCAGGGCGTATGCACCAATCTCCGTGTCGTTCGTAAACGCCACCAAAAGGGGGAACTTGGTAAGGGTGCTATCAACGTTATCACCCTTGACTGTAATCACCCGATTTCGCCGCCGGTAAGCGCCTGCAAGCCGCAACTTCGATCCGGCCGTTACGCTGGGCGCCCTGGGTAGTCGAATCAGCCCCCGTTCAACCACAAAGGCAATGTCGTTCTGTCTCCATGGGTGTGGTTCTCGGCCGGGAATTAACAACCTGGGCCGCTGAGCGTACCTGTCCGCGATGCCCACAACATTCTTGCCGCTGCTGTCAAGCTCTACCCACGTTGCCTGATGGTAGGGAATGTCAAACCCCGCGGCATTTCGGACGGCACGAAGCACCATATTGCGCTGTGGATAGAAACTGTCAGCGGGCGCTCGCCACTCAAACAGTTTCCCCGCAAATCCCGACCCAAAATCCGAAGATACCAATCTCTCTTTTCTTGCATACGTCGTGTGCGGATGAAAGGGTAAGACTGCCTCTTGCCACATGATCGCACTCCACAAAAAAGGGGGAACCTGCCACAACCATTGTAGCAGATTCCCCCTCCGGCCATAATACCTCCACGTCCACGCACGAGGAGAAGGAGGGCTCTCACTGCATCAAGTAAGGTTCGTCGAGCACGAGCACCTTCTTGCCTGCGGCATTGGCCCCACTTTGGACAGCTTCGAGGGCCAGTGCCACAACCATCTTGCTTGACGCTGCCTTTCGCAGCTCTGGCACACCGCCGTTTCCAAAGCAACACAGCGGGTCGCCAACAGCAATAGCGCTGTCATTGCCAGCGGCATCTGTGCCAGCCACAGCCGCAATTGCTACGCCTTTGTCCACGACGTAGCACACGTCGTACTGGCTGACTGTCGCGCCGTTCATGGCACGATCGACAGGTTTGACGATCTGCGTGCCGTCGATACCGGCACCGCCGGCGTCCGAAATCTTTTCGCCAGCGCTATCCAACACGGCGAGAGTGTCGGTGGAAAAGTCCAAGCCACCACTCTGATTACACTGGACCGCTCTCAAACGAATCACGTGGGCCTTCGGGCTATTGGAGAAAGCATACCTGTCAAAATCCTCGTAGGTCTGCCCCCAGTACTCCTGCCCGAAGGTGCTGCTCAAATCGCAAACCCCATCCCCCAGGGTCTTGCCCCGAGGAAAGGGAAGGATGTTCGGAACCAATCCCATAGCGTACCTCCGTTAGCTGAAGTTGGTTACGGTGTCGATGATTCCGACGCAAGCCGGAGAGTAATAGACCATCTGGCCGTCGAAATCAAGCCGAATGAGCTGCGTGCTCGTGGTGATGTCGTCGTCTTCACTCCTGTAAAAGAGCTGCGGTGACAGACACATCAGCTCAATGTGCTGAGCATTCAGCATGAACGCCAGACCGTTCGGACAGGCGTAGTCGGCCACCAGGTCCAACCCCTCAAACGCCAAAGCTCGAATCCCGAGGTCGAGAAGTTGTGGCGTCTTGCTGACCTCAAGTCGCTGCGCATCCTTGAGGGAATCCATCGCCTGACGAAGCAGTTCTGCGTTCATCACGCAGATATTGGGGTCGATCCCGGTACGCATACCAAGATACGTCCGCGTGAACCGGAGAACCGACTGCCAGTCACCCGCCCAGGTGCCATTGGCAAAGAAGTTGCTGTCGGTCCCGTCAACGATTAGAGATGTCCAAGCAGCATACTCGGAGTCGCCATACCCAATCGGAAAGTGGCCGGTCCAGCTGCCACCCAACGCCCCCAACTGCATCGCAATTCCGGCGTATGACTTGTTGCTGCTCGGGTTCTTGGCTGGCGTGTCGCCGGCACTGCCGATTGCCGTTGCACTGGTGTCGTGCACGGTCTGGAGCCCGTCAATGTCCTCCGGATTCGAGCCGGAGTTGATGTACAACTTCATCTTGAACGCCACTTCCATGTCTTCCAGCAACTCATTCACGGTCGTTTGCACGATCCGAATGAGCGCCTCCTTGCCTTTGTTCACCAACTTCTCAAAGCGCGAAATGCGCTCAGTCATGTGGTAATGCCGCCAACTCGACTCCGCCTCAAGTCGGGTGTTGGTGGCCACAAAAGTGGCACTCACGGCCTCACCCAACCCTGTTTCGAGTTCGCGGCGGCGATAGCGAGGATACCACACGATCTTCCGGCCGCTGTTGTTGAACGACAGGCGGCCAAACCCACGCAAAACGCCCAACAGCGGCAACTTCGGATAGATCGTCTCGACCTTCTTGCGCACGTATTTGTTGAGCGTGGTGGTTCGGATTCTGGGCGTAATAGGATCAGGCATACGAGCCTCCTTGTTCTAACGCAGGTAGAGAACTCAGCGTACCCAAGCGCGATTCCCGACAAGCAACAGCGCAAGGCTTATCGGGCAAGCGAACCGCCGAGAACGCCCGTGGGATACGGGGCCGGAAGTGCATCTGAACGAGGATTATCGCCAGGCCACGACAGCCACAGCTTCCGGGTATCCCTATCCCACCGACGCGAACCGGACCAGTGTTCGCTTAGGAAAGCAATGCACCCGAGCGCGATTGCCGCCAAGCCGCAATCGCTATCACTTCACAGAAATTGTCTTGGTCCGGTTCGTGTAGGATTCTGTCTCTATTATACCGCGCCACCTAGCGTGTCAAGCTACAGTTCGCCGGCTCGACGAAATGCCTCGACCAAATCCATGCCCTGATCCACGAGGTCATCGACGCTCGGCTTCTTCCTCTGCCCCCCCGCAGAGGTGGCACGGGTAGCAGTTTTCTTGAGAGGCCGCTTGGCACCACCTTTGGGGGCCAGGTCTGCGCGAGCCAGCTTCAAGGCGAGTTCTACGCGGAGCTTTTCGTCGGTCACCTTGCCCGCCAGATTGTTCAGGTGCTCCACAAACTTCTCGCCAAACTCCGTTGGCCCCTTCTGGGGGTCGCCATCTACGAACAGCACCTCCTTGTTCGCTTGGACGGTGGCTGCGAGGTAGTTGAGGTTCTTGGCTTGGTCGGCGTATTCTTGGGCGCGTTTGTTGAAGTCGTCGATGAAGGCTTGCCACTGTTCGCGCCAATCCCCCACCAGTGTGGTGATGAATCGTTTGGGGTCTTTTGCGAACGCATCAATCAGCGCCTCCCTGTATTTGATCCAACGGTCAAGCTTCGCCGGTATCGTGTCGTCTTCACCAGGCAGCGCCTCCCACTTTCCGGTGGTGGGGTTCAGCTTGACCTTGTAGTACCAAGACGGGTCAAACTCCGGTGGCTGTAGATCGTCTTTGTCGTCTTCCGATTTCTTCGGCTCTGTCGGTTCCTGTTTGACGGTATCAGGAATCTTGCCAGACGCCACCATCTCGGCAACAGCTTCCTCACCGAACCTTTCCACGAGCTTGTCGAACATGCGCGAGCGGTGTTCCCTACGCCCGACAAGCTTCTGGGCCTCCAGCAGTCCCTTTACCAGTTCTTCGTCCGTGGCATACTTCTGCCCAAGAGCATTGGCAATTTCTTCGCCGTAATTCTGGGCAATGTACTCCAGGAAAGGCCGTTCTGGCGCGCCACAAGGCTCGCCACCCTCGCCGCACGGCTCACCCTCATCGGGCTCTTCCACGTCCGTATCCCCGGATTCGCCGCCGGGCTCCCCTTCCGGCTCTTCGGGTTCCTGGGGTTCAGTGGGTGTATCTTGCGCGTCCGGTTCATCGCCCTCGCCCGTGCCGTCAGGCACCCCTTCTTTGCCCTCATCGCTCGCGACCAAATCCACAAGGTCCAGGTCGTCTTCGCCCGTGCTCATGCCTGTTCTCCCTTTCTTTGTCCACACCAATCTTACTTGGCAACACCTGTTAGGGCGGTGCTATTTTATACTTGTTGGACCAAAGGCACAAGCCCATTCCACACTTTTAGGGGGACTTGCAATGCAGCACTCCGAAAACATTGACGCTTTGCTTGCCATGCTCCACGAAGTGCAACGACATGTGGAGCCACCCAATTGCACAGGCTTCAACGCCGAACAAAAGTACGACTACGCCACAGAGGTTGACTGGTGGCAGACACTTCACGCACTGCTCACAGAATACAAGCTCGTCGTGGTCTTCTCGTTGGCCGACTGCTCCTGCCTTGGCCCAACGCCCAGGGGCACCCAGATGATAACACAGGTCAAACTCAAGATGCGTATAATCCACGCCCCGACGGACCAGTGGTTGGAAATCGAAACAGGCGGCTACGGTGCCGACCCCACCGACAAAGGGATTTACAAGGCCATTACTGGCGCGAAGAAATACGGATATGCCATGCTGCTGGCTCTGCCGACCCTCCATGATCCCGAACGAGACAGCCAGGGTTCTGCGGCCAAACAATCGCCGTCTGATCCTCCTGCCGTTCGTGCCATCAATGCCATTCACAACGCCCAAAGTCTCCAAGAGCTGGACCGCATCATGGAGCACGCCCAAAAGGTGATTCGCAAGGCCAGCGAACTTGACCAAATCAGCCGTGCTGCCAATGTGCGAATTTGCGACATCGCAGACGCCGCCTCTAGCAGCGGCGACACCAAAACCCTCCAATACCTCAAGGCTCGTGTGGAAGTGACAGGCTGGATTACGGAGGCGACACGTGACATTCTTCGCAAGTTCCTTGCTGACGGACCTTCCGCTTCGTGATTACCAAGCAGACGCAGTCTCGGCAATCCTTGAAGCGTTCGACAATGACCGCAACAGAGTGTTGCTCGTCATGCCAACCGGCACCGGCAAAACGCATGTTTTCCTTCAAGTCGCCGTCAACATGGCACGGTTGGAAAAGAGGACGCTCATTGTCTCACACCGGCGCGAAATCCTGTTGCAAACGCTCGAACGAGCGCAGGCAACAGGGCTTCGTGCAATCATGGACTCAGGGCCGCGCAAGGCTCCTGAGTGGACGCTAGATGATGTGGTCGTTACGACCGTCCAAACCATGAGTCGCGGGGCCAGGCACGCCCGCTACGATGAAGGCCACTTTGACCTCATCATCTTCGATGAAGCACACCACTCCGTGGCGCCAAGCTATCAGCGGATAACAGAGTACTTCAACGCCCCACACTTGCTTGGCGCCACCGCTACTCCACACCGCCACGACAAGGTGGCTCTCGGCAACATTTTCGACACCGTGGCTTACGAAATGTCCGCCATGCGGGCAATCAATCAGGGATGGCTCGTGCCAGTGCTGGCAAAGTCCATCCTGGTCGAGTCGGTTGACCTGACAAACGTCCCGTTGGTGGCAGGCGACTTCGCACCAACCATTCTCGCCAATGTGATGGAGCGAGAAAAGGCAGTGCATGGCGTGGTGCATCCACTCCTTGCGCTCGCAGGAGACCGCCCGACTTTGGTCTTCGCGTCATCGGTCAACCATGCCAAGTTGTTGGCCCAGACAATCAACAACAAGCGACCTGGGGCGGCCAGAATCGTTACGGGCGAAACACCGCTCGAAGAACGCGATGCCATGATGAAGCAATTCCGTAACTCTGAGTTCCAATTCCTCGTCAACTGCCAAGTTGCCACAGAAGGATTTGACGCGCCGAATATCCGCTGCGTCGCTGTCGCTCGCCCGACCCGCAGTGTTGCTCTGCTCACACAGATGATCGGGCGTGGGCTGCGGCCATTGCCGGGTGTGGTTGACGCCGTGGAAACAGAGGAAGCCCGCCGGCAAGCTATTGCCGCCAGCAATAAGCCGAACTGTCTGATTCTGGACTTCTACGGCACATTGGGTAAACGCACCATCGCCACCGTGGCGGATGCTCTGGCTGGAACCCCCAAGAGCCTGCGCCCGGCCATCATCGCGGCGGCCACCAACACCGACGAGCCTAAAAACCTTGACGAAATCGTCCGCGACGCGCACAGCAAATACTACGAGTTGGACGCAGAGCTGCGCAAGAGAATCAAGGCCAAGGTGAAATGGAAAACGGCACGAACCAGCCCGTTCAAGCTGTTCGATCTGCCAGCAGAAACCAGCATCAAAGCCATCGCCGTTTCCCAGATTCACCCCTACCACGCTGCTATCCTGTCCCGTAACGGCATCCCAACCAACGGGCTATCAGCCAACGAGGCAGCCCTGATCTGTGACTACTTGCGATGGCGTCGCCAAAACGGCCTATGCACCTACAAGCAAGCAAAAGTTCTCGTGCCACGTGGTTTTCACCCGAACATCTCCTTCGAGATGGCCTCGCAGATAATGGACGACCTGATACGAAATGGATTCCGCTGGACACGTTATCGACCACATCGCGTCAAGCCTAAAGCTGAAACGCCTGCCAGATTCAAGCACCTGGATTAGTGCGCGATGCCCGGCGCACGAAGACCATCGCAACTCACTGGGCGTGAAACTGGCAAAGGATGGTCAAAGCATCGTGCTGAAATGTTTTGCCGGGTGCAAAATCGACGACATCTGCGCGGCGTTGGGCATAGAAAAGCGTGATCTGTTCTTCAACTCCCACACACGCGACACCAGCCGCCGCTCGCCACGCAAGCGTTACCGCATTGTGGCGTCCTACATCTACACAGATGAGCAAGGCAACAAGCTCTATAAGATCGTGCGATACAGGCCAAAGACCTTTAAAAGCTTTGCTTATGATAGCAAGTCGAAGCGCTGGCGGAAGGGCCTCGAAGGCGTCCGGCGGGTGCCCTACCGCCTGGACATGATGGCGGCCAACAAAAGCAAAACCGTCGTGTTCACGGAAGGTGAGAAAGACGCCGACCTCGTTACCGCCAGCGGGCTATACATCGGAAGCTGCATTGCCGGCGGGGCAAACGGTCCTCTGCCAGAAAACTTCGGGGCATACTTTCGGGGGAGGGTGGTGATCCTAGTCCCCGACTGCGACCCCCCAGGCCGGGCCTTTATGGCACGTGTCCTGTTTGAGCTAATCCCAAATGCCCTCTCGGTTTATGTTTTTGACCTTGACAGAACCAGAGCAGATGGGTATGACTTGAGCGACTGGGTGAAGGATGGGAACAGCCTTGAGGCCCTTGACTCTTGCTTGAGTTACCTCAATAGCTGCAACGTTCGCACCAATTGGTAACACACCATGGGACGCCCAAGAACCAGACTGACGAACTGGGAAAAGTTGATTGCCTTCACGATGCGCATCATGGCGCCTGCACGCCTGAACTCACAGGCAACCATCACCACTCTTTTCCACCCCCCAAATCGTAAGGCAGTCACCGAGGCGTTCCTTACTCTGCTGCGCACCCGCAACCTTCACCACGACGACAGGTGGCCCAACGAATATCTCAACCGCAAGACGGATGTTGTGAAGGTGTTGGCAGTTCATGCCAACATCCAAACGTTGGGCTATCGTGGCGTGACCAACAGGCATCTCACATTCTTCGGCCGCAAACTTAGGCCATGATCGGTTTGTGTTTCACAATCCGTTCACTCAAACAGGAAAGGAGCACACATAGTCTGCGCGCAATCAAAGAGACCACCGAGGGGCTAACCCGGTGGTCTCTTCGTGAGTGGCGCGACGGATCGCGCTGCTCGAACGGCATGGAAGCTTTTTTCAAAGCCTCCCGCCTAAGTGCTGGCCTGCTGGACTGTGAAGGTCTAAAAAGGCCGCCGCAGGCACCAGCCGGTTTTTTCGAGGGTTTTTACCCCGGCCGTCCAGGGCAAGCCATAAAGCCCACCGAGGCGGCTAAAAAACCCCGAATAAAGCACCCTGATCGCGGGCAGGGCGGTCCAAAGGAACCGAAACAGGGTCCAACCCCTACAGGTTGGTTTCCGGGCAACGGGCTGGTAGTCGATCCAGCATTGGGGGCTACGTCCCGGTCCACCGGCATAGCCGGGGGTTCACCCCCGTTTCAAAACCCTGGTATAAGGTTCCTCGCCGACCGGGCAACTGCGACGGCCAGCACTGACACTACTATCCTACAATCGGCCATCACAATAGACAACCCCAAATTGAGAAGAACCCCTTCCACCCAAACGAAGGGAAGACATGTGGGGGAATGAGGAATAGGCCGGTTGGGGGGAACTCCAAGGCATCCTGGCATCCGCCACTATTACTCTATGCCAGGGGAAGCCCCCCTGTACGCCAAACACCCCCACACAACGGGGGTAGCGAATACCACCCCCAGGAGTCTGGGGTCAATGACCTTGGTTGAGAAAATTGCCGCAGAATACAAGGGCTCCCTCCGAGACGGTTTCGGCGTGCCATTTGCCAATGTGGTTTTCGCCCGTGCGGAGCGGGCGAGCATTGAGTTGCAGGCTCAAGGATGCCCCTGTCACAACGTGCCCCTTTGGGGGGAGCCCTTTGATTTTGCCCCTCTGGTGCCAGAGATAGACGAGTATGGCTTGATTGTGGCCCCAGAGAGGCCCATGCCTGCCATGTTGCCCCCCAGGGTGTCTGAATGGCCTACTGTCAAGCGATTGCGTTCTGGGCTAATTCTGGCCGGTCTCAAGGCCCTCTGGCGAAAGTCGGCACTGAGTGGCAAGTCTCCAGTTGAGTTGCATCATCTGTTTGCAGGAACGGTCGGGCGAGACGATGCGCCGACGGCCATCATTCCCCTGACGCCAGAAGAGCACCGCCAGGCGCACGGTGGCCAGATTGACATTGCCCTGTTGCTTGGCGCCCGATGGGCATTGCACCAGGCCAGCGTGGATTGGGTGAGATTGCACCTGTTGGCTCGCAGGCGGCTCCCGAAGCCAAGGCTGCCTTCCTGGGCGGACATCGGGGCGTAAACCTTGATTGCACGACAAAAGAATCCCCACACCAATCTTTGGTGCTGCCAACCTGTGGGGGCAGCTGAAAGGAGACTTGCCGATGAAGGTTCTGATGGACAATTGCCGGGAACATGAAGACTTGTGGCTGTTGGGTCGCAAGAAGCACGTAACGGCGTCTGAGGTGCCGATTATCATGGGGCTGACGAAGTGGCTGAGCCCCAAAGAGCTATGGCTGGAGAAAACCGGCAAGCGGCCCCTTGCTCGGCGTATGACAGAGGCGCAGAGCCTGGGGGTGATGCTCGAAGATGCCATTCTCAATCACGTTGAGGAAACCGAGGGGTTGAAGTTTGATCGCCAGCTTTTTGCCGTCGAGGATAGCGGTGGACTGCTGGCCGCCACGTTCGACGGAATTGACCAAGAGAATGGCGTGGTCTGCGAGGTCAAGACGACTGGTTTGGTAGGGAGGGCAGACAGGGCCTTCTACAGCAGCGACGTGCCGCCACACGTCATGGCTCAGGTTCAAACCCAGCTAATCGTTTCTGGTGCAAAGTATGCCCTAGTGTACGCATTGGTTGCCGGAAAGGGATTGGTTCGCTGGCGCGTCACGCCGGAGGAAAAATGGGCCTTGGACATAAGACACGCAGCCGAGAAGTTCTGGGAATGTGTCAAGAGCAACACGCCTCCCGACGGCGTCGAGTTCCCGACGATCGAAGTCGATTCCGAGGAAGCACCGGCGGTTATCCCAGAAGAAATGTTTACGCGGTACGCTTTACGGAAGCAAGAGCGTGACATAGCCGAAGAAGAGTTCCAGAGGGCGAAGCGTGAACTGATTAAGGCACTTGGGAACAAGGGTTACGGCATGTCGCCGAGCGGAGATTCGATTCGCCGAACGGTTGTTGTGTCACACCGTGTTGACACGAAAACCTTGCGGAAAGAGTTTCCAGACATTGCCGAAAAGATGCTCAAGGAGAGCCAATACGAGCGAGTTACCATCAGCCTCAAACCATCTGCGGAGGAAACATTGTGAAAGACAGGTACATCACATTACGTGTAAGGATTTACGTTGGCGGTGCGGAAGCAGTACGAATGAGGCGGGTCAAGCTCTTGTCGCCTGAGTATGTGGACAGCGAATTGATGAGTCTCGTGGAGGATGCTAAGGACGCCACAATGACGTTGGTGTTCAAGAGAAAACCATGTGGCCCAGAACGTGGCGAAAAAAACGACAGTTGAACGATTGGCGGTCATGTGTTTGGGTCAATGGCAGAGCCGCCTTTGCGTGGGAGCCGGTAATCGGTTGTTGGCCAGTGAGCGTTGCTTGTGAGTATTGCATAGCGGCCGAACAGGTTGCTCGAATGCAAAAGCAACGCTCGAAACGAGCCGATGCCTTGGTTGACGAACATGGCAATTGGACAGGCAGCGTGCGGTGTACCCCAGAGATGAACGTGCCGGTGTTTTTGCGAACCCCCCATGTTTTTGAGGTATGCCCTCGCAGTGACCTGTTTTACGAAGGCGTGCCAGACGAAGTGCGAAGCAAGGTATTCGATATCATGGCCGACAATCCGCAACATCGCTACCTTGTGTTTACTCGCAGGCCGGCATTGCTAAAGGAGTGGGTTGAATCAGAACGCCCCAGGTTGCCTGGGTGTGTGTGGGTAGGGGTGTCGGCGTCCACGCAAGGCGAGGCTAATGTGGGGGCCAGCATATTGTCCGAATTGCACGTTGCCGGACGGATGTTGCGGCTACAGCCAATCTTGGAGCCAATCAGACCAGTCGTGAAGCCGGATCAGAACTGGTGGATCATTGCTGGGTTGCGGACTCGGTATGCTGGGCATCGTAGGTGCCCGGAATCACACAACCGATTTTTGCAGGCCGTGTGTGACACGGCGCCTAGCGGGGTGCCGGTGATGGTGCTGAGCTATTCCGAAAATGGGGTAGTCAAGCACACAGAAGGAAGGTCGAACGTGTGGCGGTGCGAGGCGCCCGCCGAAATCGTCTCCACTTTTCAATAAGGAGAGGAAGATGCGACTTGTCATTGACAGTGATCGGCGTGAGGTCAAGCTGTACCGAAAGGAGCTGACCAGAATCAATGAAGTGTGCGGGTTGATGCGTATGTTGGCACACTACGCCCCCGAGGATCATGTGGCTGCTGCCGCCCAAAAGGCGGCTGAATCGCTGGAAGCAATCGTCAATTGCTTCTCCGCACCCGACGAGAAAAACGAAGCCGTTTAGGAGTCGCCCTGCACACGCAGGCGCGGATTGACGCAGAATGCCCCCGCCCCCTCCGTCAAGGCGGCTGGTCGTGGTCGCTGTGGGCTGCGGCCAGCCGTCTGACGGGGTGATCCAAAGGATACTGGCAATGTGTGATATCTGTAAGGACGGAAAATGTGGCGAGTGCTGGCGTTGCAAGTACGAAGAGTTGCGGAAAGCCGTAGCTGAGATGCGTGAAGCGCAGAAGAGTTTCTTTTCTGGCAAAAGCCGGTACACGCTGATACAGGCGAAGAAACTTGAACAGAGGGTAGATCGTCTGGTAGGCGAACATTCCCAAGGGCGTTTGTTTTAATGAACATGCACATGCTTGAAGTAGCGATTGCCGTTGAATGCGCAGAATGCGGTCGCCGACTGAACAAGCAGATCACGAGCATAGACTTCAACCACAGCACGAGCGAGTGGAGAATTACGGTTGCGCCTTGTCCATACTGCCTCAAGGGAAAGCAGTCGAAACCTTTGTTTCATCGCAAAGATGAATGTCTAGAGAAGTTTTGCGATGAGTGCGAAGCTCTGCTGGAAAAATGTATCATCCGCCAACAAGGCAATGCCTCAGACGAATGGTGTATTTCAGAATCAGCCGCAATCGAAATTGCGGAAGCACTGGAAGATGCCGTGGCCCGGCTTCGCTGTCGTGATCGTATTCAAGACTGACCGGACATAAAGCACCCAGGCCCCGGCGGCGTGGTGGGGACACGCAGGTTTTGCGTTGGAAAGCTCGTTGAAACGACTACAGCAGAAAGGTGCTTATCGTGAAACGCCGTGAATTTCTTGGAAGCATTGTCACATTGCCTTGCCTAGCAGCAACCACCAAGCACGAGGAGCAGCCGCTTGTCGTGTCGCCGCCGGAGCCCCCAAAGCAACGGTGTCGCGTACACAAAGAACTTTACGTGGAGGTGAAAGTCGATACTGATGATCGGAAAATAGTGATTTGTCATGCCTGCCCTGAATGCTATGTATATCACGAGGCAACATTGCCCTGCGAAGCGTTTGATGTTTTCACTATGAACTTGTATTGCATACATGCACACTACCGGCGCCTCCTGACGCTTCCCGCAGACAGGAAAGAGGTACAAATATACGCACCCATTCCGCACGGCTGGAAAACGGAGAAACGCCGACTGAAAAGTGTGGCCATTTGGAACGCCCGTGAGCTGTGGATTTGGTCTGGCTGAGGGCCAAGGACACGACGGTATGAAACGCGAGATCGTTTACAAGGTGGTGCGCGTAGAGGGCGACAAACGCTTGTCAGCCGTCACAAATGGTGTCTGGCAAGTCGAATACAAGCCAGGCAAAGTCACGCGGCCGCGGAAGCGCACGAAACTACTGGCCTTCAAGTCACGCGAAGCTGCCCTGGATTTCACTCGCTTCATCGCCAAGATCGAGAGAGATGATGTGTTTGAAATCTGGAAATGCGAGGCGCGCGATTGCGAAGCCGTGTACAATCTGCCGGGCTGCGGACGCGCAAACGACTTCATAGATTTCTGGCGAAAACTCAGTCGCTGCGAGTTCTTTTCAGTACGCCCAAGAACGAAAGTGTGCCTTTTTATGGCACCGCCTGGGACTGTTGCCTGTTCTGCACTCAAACTACGGGTGAGGGTCGCTAGATACACCAATCGAAAAAAGTCGCAAACGGAAACGGCCAATGATTAGTGCCTCGGCGGCGTGGTGGGAACACGCAGTTAGACGGAGGGCGTGTTAAGTCCGCGCGGTAGCGTCCAGACGGAGCCGTCCGGCCGTAGGCGGAGGCGCCAGCGAGCCGGACTACCGGGTTCGAATCCCGGCCGGGGCTCTGTAGGCTTGGATAACAGCAGTGGAACACAGGCGCCGTTTCACGTGGAACATTGACGGAGTACGAAAGGTGAATGCACATGCGCAGGGCGTGTGAAACATGCCGGTGGTGGAATAGGTTCTGTCCATCCCAGGGCGAATGTCGCGCTGCTCCACCACATCCTTATCGGCACAAGTCGCCACATGAGGATGATTGGTCGCCGATGTGGCGGGTGTGGCCCGTAACGGCCAGTGACGACTGGTGCAAAATGTGGGAGCCGAAGGAGGAGGAAGACACATACACGCTTGATGCCACGAAGATCAGCCTGGAAAACTGGGAGGGGTTCAAGCGCGTTCGCAAACGCCCTGTAGTCGTGCATGCTGTCCAATTGCACGAGCCATTCTATGTTGACACCAAAGAGGGCCGCATGACGGGCAAGGCCGGAGATTGGTT